GCTGCCAAGTAGCCCAGATTTTCAGTTGAGAACAGTTCTCAACAAGGTTGCGAATCAGAGTCGCTAGCCTGAGTTTGTAGGCCGGCGAGGTGGAACTCCCGGCCCGTGACCAACCTGCAGGAACAGGCCGATGGAATCAGGCTACAGCTTTGATCAAGCAAAATTCAAGCTTGGAACTCTTTGCAACCGCGGCCATCAATGGCAGGGAACCAATCAAAGCCTTAGAAGGAATGCGGCAAAAGGTGCTTGCCTTGAATGCGAAAAAATATCCATTGCAAACAGGCCTAAAGACGTTGAAACATTAAATAAATTAAAAGAATATCGCAAACAATATAATCAAACACCAGAAGCAAAATCTAAGCGAAATCAATATAAAGAAAGAATTAGGCAGGCATTTAAGGAGCAGGGATTGACATCCCGTGGCACTGAAAGAAATAACGCACCTGCCGGATCAGAGCAAAGCGTATTGAATAAAGGCCTTAAGGCCGCCGGTCGATCCCTCAGCGTGGCCCGCTTGGTGATGAATGAACAGCTCCGCTACTGGCGCGAAAACCCCAGCGCCAAAGCCGATCACGACCGCCAATGGGGCCAAGCTAGTTGGTGGCTTGAGTATCAAACAAAACCAAAGCTTCGGCTTTACAACAGAGATAAATCAAAACGCAGAAAAGCCAGAATAAAAGGAAATACTTTTATTGAAGTCTCACCAGAGAAAATCAAAGAACGGTTTGAGCTGTTTAACAACTGCTGCGCGTACTGTGGTCAAAGCGGAGACATGCAAATCGAGCACGCTATTCCTATCTCAAAAGGTGGTACGCACGCAATAGGAAACATTTTGCCTGCATGTAGGACATGCAACTATAGCAAGCGGGACAAAGAGATTGAATCATGGTATAGATCACAGTCAGTCTTTACGGAGCTGAGGTGGAGAAAAATTTGCCGCACCCTTGGCTGGACGGGTGGCGCAGTAAACCAGCTTGCCATGATCTAACAGCCTCAGCCTCCCAACTTGCAACCAGTTGCAACCGCTCGCTAGGCTGGTTGCAATGGCAAACCCAGTCAATAGCACCAAGGCTGCGGAGCTGATCGAGGCCCAGACCGGACGCCGTTGCACTCGGCAGAACCTGGAGAAGCTTTGTGAGAAGGGGGCCCTTCTGGGGAGCCTTTGCATCCTCCAACCCAAACCGCTGCGCGTGGATGCTGACCTCGTCGTCGGTGAGTACCTGGCAAGGGTGGCGCCGCATCAGGCCGAGGCCCGGCAGCCAGCGGCAAAGCGCGAACGGCCCGCATCAGCAGGCACCGCCCAGGCACCGCCTCGGCGCCAGCCTGCTCAGCTGCCCAGCGACGCGCCAGAGGATCTACCCGATTACACAGTCAGCCGTGCCCGCAGCGAGTTTGAGAAGGCCAACCTCCTGGAGCTGCAGCGCAAAACTCAGGAGGGCCTCCTGCTCCGCCGGGAGGACGTGGAGCTGGCATGGGGCAGCGCGGTCAACATTACCCGAACCCGCCTGCTCGGCGTGCCCAATACCGCCAAACAACGAATCCCCCACCTGGAGATTGAGGAAGTGGAGCTGCTGACCACGCTGATCCGAGAGATCCTCGATGAACTGGCAGCCGGGGAGGTGCAGGCATGATCACCGCCGACCCTGCGGAGCTGACCCGTCAGATCCTGGCCGGCTTCAAGCCACCGCCGCGACTACAGCTGAGCGAATACGCCGATGAGTTCGCGGTGATGACCGGCAATGCCGCCGAGAAAGGGAAGTGGAGCACGCTGCCGTATCAGCGCGAGATCCTCGACGCCTTCACCGATCCGACCGTAGAGACAGTAGCGATCATGAAGAGCGCCCGAGTGGGCTGGACAAAGATGCTGGGCGTGGTGATTCAGTTGTTTAGCCATCAAGATCCGTGCCCAGTGATGGTGGTGCAGCCGGTCAAAGAGGATGCAGAGGGCTACTCAAAGGAAGAGATCAAGCCGCTGTTTGAAGACACGCCGGTGCTACGCGGTTTGATCTCAGAAAGCAAATCTCGCGGCACCGCCAGCAACACGATCCTTCTCAAGCAACTGGCCAACGGCGGCCTGATTGACATCGTGAATGCCGCCAGCGGCAGGAGCTTCCGGCGCAAGTCGCGGAAGGTGGTGCTGTTCGACGAGGTGGACGCCTACCCCAGGCTCGACGAGGGCGACCCGATCAAGCTGGGCCGCAACCGGGCGGACTACTACTGGGACCGCAAGATCGGCCTTGGCGGCACTCCGATTTTTGCTGGCGGCAAAACTGAGGAGTGGTTTCTGCGCGGTGACCAGCGCCGGTTCTATGTGCCGTGCCCGTTCTGCCAAGCGATGCAGGTGCTCCGCTGGGAGCAGATGATTCGAGAGGGCGATCGCGCCGGCCATTACGGTTGCGAGAACTGCAACGAGCCGATCCCCCACAGCAAAAAACGGTGGATGGTCGAGCGCGGCGAGTGGCGCCCAACGGCAATCAGTCAACAACCGGGCCTTGTGTCGTTCCATATCTGGGCCGCCTACAGCTACAGCCCGGCGGCGGACTGGACCGTTTTGGTGCGCGAGCACGCTGAGGCATTGGAGGCCATGCGCAGGGGTGACCCCGACGCCATGCAGACGTTTCACAACACCGTTTTGGGTGAGCCGTGGGAGGACTCCATCAGCGGCAAGCTCACTGGTGATGGGCTGGCGGAGCGCCGTAAAAATGAGGCAGCCGGCAATGGCTACCCAGAAGACACCGTGCCTGATGGCGTGGTGTTGCTGACTGCTGGAGTGGATGTCCAGGGCGGCGGTGGAACCGTTGGCGAGCGACTGGTGCTCACGATCTGGGGTTGGGGCCGCGGTGAGGAGGGTTGGCATCTTGGCCACTGGGAGATCGATGGCGACCCGCAACAGCCGGAGACACTGGCTCAGTTAGATCAGATCGCCCAGACCAAATGGCGCAAAGCCGACGGGACTGAGCTGCGTCTGACCATGGGCGGAATTGATGACGGTGGTTACGCGACCCATGAAATGCGGAACTGGTGTCGCGGTCGGACCTCGACATGGGTGCCGATGAAGGGCGCACACCAGGCGGGCAAACCGTTGATTGGCCGAGGCGTGCCGGTAGACGTGAACCGCAAAAACCAGGCCATTGCAAAAAAGGGTGTGTTGTTGTTCAACGTGGGCTATGACGCCAGCATCAATCACTTGCAGGGCCGACTGCGCAACGAGCAACCTGGGCCCGGATACCTCCACTTCGGGATGGCCAGCACTGATCAATTCCTGGCTGAGTTGTTCCCGTGGAAGCGGATGCCAAAGCGGGACAAAGGTCAGACCACCTACAGTTGGGTGTTGCCCGCCGGCTCACGCGACGAAGCTGGCGACTGTACCCGAATGGCCTACGCGGCCCTGCAGTTGGTTGCTCGCCGCTACAACCGGGCGACGATGTGGGATCAGCTAGAGGCGCAGGCGAGACAGACCCATGGCATCAGCGGCGGCAAAATTTCGCTCTCTGGTTGGGTCCGCTAGTCAGACTCGTTAGCCTGAGGCCATGGCAGGAATTACGTTAGCCCTGGCACAAGCGCAGCTGGACAAGTATCTGGCGGCGGAAACCGCGATTCTTTCGGGGCAGTCGTATCAGATTGGCGACCGCAAAATGCAGCGTGCCGACCTGGCGGCGGTTCAAGCTGGCATCAATTTGTGGAACAAGCGGGTTCAGGATCTGGCTTCACGGTCAACCCGTAATCGATCCGTGACTCCCTCCCCTCTGTTCTGATGGCCTCCAAAAAGTCACTGCAGAAACGGGCAGAGAAAATGGCGGCGGCCATTGCTCAGCTGTCTGGCGGCAAGCAAGGAATCCAGGCGAGTGGGATTAGCTTGCCTGGCGGTTACGTCGGTGGCGGTTATACGGATCGATTTGCTTCATGGCTGCCCGGCATCCGAGACGCCGATGGTGATTCGATTCGGGATTTGCGGGAGCTTCGCGCTCGTTCGCGTGATGCCGAAAGGAATTGTCCGATTGCCACTGGCGCGATTGAAATCGACCTGACCTATGTCGTTGGCACCGGCTTGTCGTTGCAAAGCCGCATCAATGCGCGACTTCTGGGGCTTTCGGACGATGAGGCTTCGACTTGGCAAGCGGAAGTGGAAGACGATTTTGAAGTATGGGCAAAATCAAATCTATGTGATTCAATGCGGGAACAGAATTTTTATGAGTTGCAAGGTTTAGCCTATCGGTCGTTTCGTGTCAGTGGCGACAGTTTCACGCTATTAACTGACACCGATATTCAGGGCTGGCCCTATCGGTTAAGCGTGCAAATTATTGAAGCAGATCGAATCAGCAACAAAGGCTATACGGCTGACAGTGTCAAGTGTATTCAAGGCATCGAGAAAGACCCTAGCGGCCGGCCAATAGGTGTTTGGATCTGTAACCGACACCCTGGCGCCAGGTTGATTGGTCCGCCGATTGAATGGGAATACAGACCGTTCTATGGGGAGGCAACAGGTCGGACCAATGTCCTGCATCTCACCCGCAAAGATCGGCCCAGTCAAACCCGTGGCGTGCCTTGGCTGGCGCCGATCCTGTCAAAAATCAAACAGCTTGACCGCTACAGCGATGCCGAAGTCGATGCAGCTGTCAATTCTGCAGTTCTGGCGGTGTTTGCCACGATGGACCCCGAGGCATATGACACGCTGTTCGACGATGCTGGTAAACAACAGATTATTTCATCTGCCCAGAATTCAGCCATCACGATTGATGGCGGAATCAAGTCCGGCAAGATCGTTAATCTTTTGCCAGGTGAGACGGTCAGCAGCCCACAACCAGGCAGGCCCAACGCCAATTTTAATGCGTTTTGGGATGCGGTCCTAAAAGAGATTGCGATGGGCCTAAACATGCCCTACGAAGTCTTGGCCAAGGCCTTTAACAGCAGCTACAGCGCCTCGCGTGCGGCGTTGATGGATGCCTGGCGCGGCTACCGAAAAAGCCGGAACTGGCTGGCTAATCGGTTTTGTCAGCCGATCTATGTAGAGTGGTTGAGCGATGCCGTCGCCTCTGGTCGCATCAGTGCCCCAGGCTTTTTTGATGACGCTCGTATCAAGGCCGCGTGGTGCGGCTCGATCTGGAGCGGCGATGGCCCTGGCGCTCTGGATCCAACAAAAGAAGCGGCTGCGGCTGAGAATCGAATCAAGATCGGACTCACAACCCTGCCAGAAGAGATCGTTGCCTATGACGGCGGCGACTGGGAGACCAAACATAGGGAATCTGCCCGTGTGCATGATGAACGCGTTGAGGCTGGTCTAGAGGCTCCCGTAATGGCGCCTATGGCCAATGGCGGTCAAGCGCCAATCCCTGTCGAGGATCCTGGTGAGGATCCAATGGGAGACCCAACCGAGAATCCAATTGATCCGATGAATGACGGCGATCCCGCCGAGGGAACTGATCCCACCGAATTAGACTGAAAATCATGAGCATCCTTGACACGCTTTACGCCCCTTGGGCAATTCTGCCGGATCGACTGCTAGAGATTCAGGCCATCTATGCTGCCCACCTTCGGGGCGAGGGTGTTGATATTGAAGCCCTAGAGGCAAAGATCGGCCGAAAGTTGGACAACGCCCCCCAGGGTTATGAGGTGCGTGATGGGGCGGCGCTAATTCCACTGAGGGGTGTGATCGCGCCAAAGATGAACTTGATGAGCCAGATGAGTGGCGGTAGTTCGTCGGAACTGTTTGTGCGCGATGTTGCGGCGGCCCTGAATGACCCAGCGGTTAAGTCGCTGGTTTTGATGGTTGATTCCCCCGGCGGCGCTGTTGCTGGGACCCCTGCTGCAGCCGCCGCGGTAATGGCAGCGCGAGACGTGAAACCCATTGCCACCCTGGCGGAAGGCACGATGGCCAGCGCCGCGTATTGGGTTGGTTCTGCTGCCGATCGCGTCTACGCCAGTTCGGCGGTCGATCAGGTCGGCTCGATCGGAGTCGTTGCCACACACACCGATGTCTCTGGGCAGCAGCAGGCCCTAGGACTGAAGACCACGGAGATTGTCGCCGGCCGATTCAAGCGCATTGCCAGCCAATACGGGCCCCTCTCGGAAGCTGGTCAGCAGACCATGCAAAGCCAGGTCGATTACCTCTATTCGTTGTTTGTTGGTGATGTTGCCTTGCAGCGTGGCGTAACGCCCGACAAAGTCGTTGCCGACATGGCCGATGGTCGCGTTTTCATTGGCCAACAAGCGGTGGACGCTGGCCTGTTGGATGGAATCGCTACGCTGGAAAGGGTAATTGCTGAAACAAACGACCGCGCGGTGATCCGCATACCGGTCAATTCTCCCTTACCCAATGCAATCTCTCCGATGAGTTTTGACGTATTGGCCACCGAATGGGCGGCCGAAAACCCTGAGGCTGCGCAAGTGCTGCGGCTTGAGGGAGCACGGGGCGAGCGCGAGCGAATCGCGGCCGTCCGTTCTATGGCAATGCCGGGCCATGAAGCCCTGATTGACAAGCTGGCCGCCGATGGTGTCACCACCGGACCGGAGGCTGCTGTTCAGGTGCTGGCCGCTGCTCGCAATCAGTTGAGCACCATTGCTCAGGCTCGACAGTCTGATGCGATCGCTCCCGTAATTGCCGTTGCTGCTCCCGATGTGGAGCCGACTTCCCCCAAGTTGGGCCCTGTTGGGCGCCTTGATGCCAGCACCGATGCCGCCGCTCTGGACAGGGCTGCCAAGGCGTATCAGCTGGCGAACCCTGGTGTCGATTATCTGTCTGCCGTCAAGGCTGTTCAGGCTCAATCCATTAACGGAGGTATCTGATCATGGCCGTTGGATGTATTTCGCTTCTTGAAAAAACGGTCTTGGCGTCAGCCGCTCTGACCCAATTCCGGGGCGCCACCCTTGCCGGTGCCGCTGTTTCCGCAGCCGGCAATGGCTATATCGCCGCCGTTGGCGCTGCCAATGGTGCCCGTACAACCGTGACCGTGCTCGGCACCTGCATCGCCGAAGCCGGCGCTGCTGTTTCCGTCAATGCGCTTTTGGAATTCGACTCCTCCGGTCGGGTCGTTACTCGCTCCAGTGGCGCAATTGTTGGCCGTGCGATCACCGCCGGCAGTGCCTCTGGGGCACAAATTGAAATGCTCGTCATTCCTAACTAATTAAGAGGACATCATGCCCCAGTTGAGTGTTGATCAGACCAGGTTAATTAACCCGGTTCTTACGACTATTGCTCAAGGCATTACCCAAAATGACCTTGTCGGCAACTACCTGTTTCCTCAAGTCCCCGTCGATCTGCGCGGCGGCACGATCATTACGTTTGGTCGTGAGCATTTCATGCAATATGCGGGCCTGGAGCGCACTCCTGGTAGCTCCACTCCCCGCGTGCAGTTTGGCTACAGCGGTTCGACCTATTCGTTGGTGGATGCCTCCATTGAAGGCAAGATGCCAATGGAAATTCAGCAGGAAGGCGAACGGGCTTACGGCCTTGACGGTGCTGCCCGTGCCCTAAATGGCGCTAGTCGGATCCTGCAACTGCGGTTGGAAATTGCCCAGGCCACCCTGGCAACCACCCTGTCCAACCATCTGACCACCAACCGCACAACCCTGTCGGGAACCGCTCAATTCAGCGATTTCAGCGGTACAAGTCAGCCCCTGACCGTGATCGAAACCGCTAAGGAAACGATCCGCAAGGGCATTGGCAAGCGGCCTAACGTGGGCGTCATGGGCCCTACTGTTTGGGCATCCTTGAAATATCACCCGGTAATCAAGGATTACACCAAATATACTGGCCGCGAAATTGCAACTCTGGCCATTTTGTCTGAATTGACTGGTATTCCTAACTGGTATATTGGTGACGCCATTACCTTTGCCGATGATGCCACTACGGCGTCTGATGTCTGGGGTAAAGACATCGTGTTGGCCTACACCGAGACCGCCAGCGTTGCTGATCAAGGTGCTCCTACCTTTGGGTATACCTACAACTTGAATGGTTACCCGATGGCTGAAGAGCCGTATTTTGATCGCAATGCCAAATCACAGTTCTTCCCTGTTTCTCGCTGCGAAGTTCCTGTGATCGCTGGCCAAGCCGCCGGCTACCTCATCAAAGCCGCTGTTGCCTGATGGCTACCCTCGTTGTCACCGATGGCCCCGTCAATCACGATGGGGCCGAATACAGCGAGGGCGATCAGTTCACCGCTGTCGATAAGGCGGCGGATGAATTGGTGGCCCTGGGCGTTGCGGTTTTGGTGTGCCCGCCAACCAAAGCAAAGGAGGCCAAGGGCGGGTGAATTTCGCCGCTGACCTTGATGTGTTTCTGGCAGACTTCGGCGTCCCTGTTACAGCGGGCGCCGTTTCTGGTATGGGGATTTATGACAAGGATTCTGAGGTGATACTAGGCGGCGGTGATGTTGTCAGATTGAATTATTCAATAAAGGTTAAAACTGATTTATTTGGAAGCCTTAATTACGGCGATTCAATTACGGTCAATGGTTCCTATTTCACCGTCGAACACGAGCCTATGCGCTCTTCCGATGGGGCTTTTTCTGTTGTGCCATTGAAGGTGGCAACAGGATTTAATGACCTCCTAACCTACTTCATCACTGAGGATGGCCGCAATCTCGTAACCGAGGATGGCCGTTTGTTGATTGCTCAGACTGCCTAGCCTGAACTCATGGCAACGACCACGATTACCAACCTGCCAGACGCGACGCTGCCGTTAGGCGGTGATGAGCGGGTTCCCATGGTGCAAGCCGGCGTGACGGTGGATGCCCCGGCGTCGGCGCTGGCTGCGTTGGCTACCGTCAGCCTTTCCGCCGTTGCGACCAGCGGCCTCTACGGCGACCTCACCGGTAAGCCCACCCTCGGCACCGTTGCATCCCGCGACGTTCCCGCCACAGGCGACGCCAGCGCGACTCAGGTGGTGCTGGGAGGCGACAGCAGGCTGAGCAACAGCAGAACCCCGACTGCACACACCCAGGCCTGGTCAACCATCACCGGCACGCCTACGAGCGTGGCTGGGTATGGCATCACCGACGCCCTAAGCACCGACGCTGCAGCATCCACCTATCAGCCCCTGAGCGCCAATCTGACGGCACTGGGAGCCAATAGTGCGGCCTACTACCTATCCAGGGCCAACCACACCGGCACGCAGTCGGCCAACACGATCACGGGCCTGGCTACCGTCGCCACCACCGGCGCCTATGGCGATCTGTCTGGCCGCCCCACGGAGTTTGACCCTGCCGCCCCTGGCCCTATCGGCGGCACCACCGCAGCGGCCGGGAGCTTCACCGCCCTGGGGGCCTCCTCCTCCCTGCTGCTGCCTGCTGCCTCCCCTGGCACCCCGGCAGCCGGCAACGTTTACCGAGTCGCCAATCAGCTCCGCTACCGAGATTCCACGGCCACTGAACAGGTGCTGCTCTATGGCGCGGGCAATCTGGCGAACCTGACCGATGCCGCTACGGCACGAACCAATCTGGGCCTTGGAACGCTGGCCGTGGCTGCTGCAGGTGGCGGGCTATCGATTCAGTCGGGGACGCTGGTGCCCATTGATCATATCGCTCTTGTTTGCACAAATAACGATGAAACTGGAACCACCGGAAGCAATAGGGCAGAAAAAAGAATTCACCGTGCTTTTACTGTAATTGGCTGCTATTGGGAGTGCGCAACAACTGGCAGCACATCTAGCCAGGCCATGCCCTACCTGCGGCCTAGCAGCACGGGAACCAAGGCCAGCCTTCTAACCGGAAACGCAGTCCTAGCTGCCTTGGCCGGTTACATCGATGTCTCTGCAAATCTCACCGGCACGCTCACTGGTGTCGCCGGTGATTCTGTCGGCGTCGATCTAAACGCTGTTGGCACCGGCGCCAAGGGCCACATCCTCACCATTGTCGTTCGCTATTCCTGAACATGACCAGCACCGCAGTTAATCCAGCCACCGGCGTCGAGTATTACAGCGATGGTCCTTTCGAAGGCAACAGCGTAAAACGCTATGTTGCCGTCACCGATGGCCAGGTCCGGAACCCTAATGGTGGCCGATGGCCATTCAATCAAGGGGCCGTTCATGACGAACCAGTGGACTATTTTGAACTGGTGCCATTCCAGGAAGTTCCTTTTGATCAAAGAATTTTCCGGGTTGACGATACCAAGTCGGGCTGGAACCTTGTCCCATTCACACCAAAGCCACTTGCAGGTAGGCCTCAAGGTAAGTACGTACGCACTGAAATTATTAAGCGCCGCAGCATCGATGAGTTGCGCACGCTGGTTTATGGCTATTACCAAAACGCTAATAATTCACTCTGGCCTCAAGAGAGTGGCTATGACCAAAAGCTGGCTTATGCCCGCGAGCAGGTCGAGAAAGGAAATCGACTGGCGCAATTTACCGATCTGATCGCTCGCCATTCTGCGCTTTTGGCAGCATCGTTTGAAAATGATGCCCGATTGAAGCAACTCTACGCAGAGATCATCGCCGCTGGCGAATCTGGCCCGATTGACTTCAACCCGGAGGAGGGATGGGTAACCGGCATTTAGCACCACCTTGGATCACCCCCGCCAGGGGAGCACCTAATCGAGCCATGCAACCCATCAGTCGTCGTCGCGTCTCAGCCAGCTATACCGCAACCGACACCGACGCCATCGCCTACCTATCGGCGTTGGCAACGGCTGACGGCGCGACGCCTGGCGCCATCGTGCAGCAGGCGGTGGACACCTATTTTCAGGGGCTGAAATCTAACAGCCTCTGGACGTTAATGAATCAGATCTACATATGCTGTGGAGCAATGACTCTACCAGGATCTCTTATTGCCCCTAAGGGACCCAACCCAACAAACAATGGATTTACGTCTGGAGATTACAACCAAAAGCTAGGGTTGACAGGCAACGGTACGTCTAAGTATCTAAACATCAATACAGCAAGCAACTCAATTAACGCTACATCACATCACTTTTCAGTGACTTGTAGCGGTGGTATGGAAACCAGCGGTGACCACATTGCCGTTGGTTCGTACAACGGTAGCACTAGTGCCAGCCTGCTGGCCTTGGATATATATGGGCCAGGTAATGGCAGATTATTTCGCTCTGGTACATTTTTTTCAGGCCAATTTCCAATTTTATCCACCGGGCTAGGCACCAGTGGCTATCTATGTGGTTCAAGGACCGCAAACAATGCTGCATTTATCGACTACAACGGTGCAACAGCAAGCAATGCTACAAGCCTTTCCCCATCATTTATTACAGGCTCACCATATCTCTATGCGCTTAACAACAACGGCACCGCAGCGGCATTCTCCGCAATGTCTCTCCAGATCTTTACCAGAGGAGCCGGTCTTACCACGGCTCAGTCGGCCACCCTGCGAAGCCTAAATAATTCCTTTATTGCCGCCATTTCGGCAATCTAAAATGAATCTATCGGCTCAACTGCACGACGCGATCATGGGACCCGAAGCCGCCATTGCCCTTGCTGCACTCGCCACTGCAATTTGCGGGAGTGGCGTCAAGGCTCTTTATCAGATCGCCAAGGGCCTAGGCAGTTTTGAGGCCCGTATTGGGATCTGGATCGAGCACTCCGAAAAACGGTTTAATCATCTGGAAAAGATTACCGAAGAGCATGACGATCGGCTACGGCAGGGGAAGCTATGACCAAATTCCTTGGCCCCTGCCTGCTGTTTGCCGGCCTCTGCCTGCTTGCTGGCGCTGGTGTAGGGGTTGCTGACTGGGCTGCGTGCCTGCGGGGCCACGGTGGTGCAGCCTGCCGGGCCCCCCGATCTGAGGCCATGGCTGCCCTCAGTGGAGCCGCAAACGTGGCCCTTGGTGTGGCCCTGCAGGAGCGGACACCATGACGGCAAGTAGGTGTGAGCAGATTTTGGCGGCGTTTGAGGCCGCTGCTCGTGGCGTGACTGGCATGTCAGCCAAGGTTTACCGGGACCGGGGCCAGGCCCTTGGCTCTGCTGAACTGCCCAGTATTGCCATAGACGCGGCATCAGAAGACGACGATACGGGCCCCACTGTGCCGGTCTGCCTGACAATCTCAACATTGATCGTGGAGGTGACCATCTACGCGCAGCAGGCACCGATCACAAAGGCAACCGATGCGATCCGCGGCGAACTGCATCAGCGAGTGATGACCAGCGCCGCAATCAACGCCCTGGTTGTGATCGTTGTTCCGGCCGGCCGCCAGTGGGTGACGGAGGCCCAAGATTTCGGTGGGGTCATCTGTCGCTACGCTGTCACATATCAGACCTCACGCAACGATCTGACGATCGATCACCCATGAAACGTCAGGCTCCCGAGTCTGATTCAGTTTTGCCCCCGTGGCCAACTGAGCCAGGCTCTTACCTGCTCGTCGATGGTGAGTGGGCCCTTGAATCCGTAACACAATCCCTCGAAAACGATGCCTTCCGCCTACACGAAACGCCAGTGGCTGATGGCCAAACTGGAGACGACGTACGGGACCAGCTCCAGTCCAACGGGGACGGAAGCGATTCGAGTAAGGGACCCGAAGCTGACGGTCCTTGACGCCAAGGCGATCAGTCGCCCGAGTCTTGACGGTCAATTTGGCGAGGCCCTGCCAGACATCATGGCAGAACTTAAAATGGGCGTTGGCTTTGGTGTTGAAGCCGTGGGCTCCGGCGTTGCCGGCACGACTCCTTCGTACGGGATTTTTCTGCAGGCTGCGGGCATGAGCGTGGCTACCGTTGCGTCTACTTCCAACACCTACTCGTTTGCCTCCTCAGCCGCCGATTCGGTGAGCCTCTATCACGATTGGGATGGCAACAAGCACGCCGGTGTTGGTGGTCGGACCAATAGCTGGGAATTGAAGATGACAGCCGGCGAAGTGCCGCTGTTTACGTTTGACGTTCGCGCAATCTTTGTGCCACCGGTTGATGCGACATCGCCAACCCCAACTTACAGCAACATGGCGACCCCAGTTGCTTGCAATTCTACCAATACCCCTACATTTTCAATTTTTGGCTATAGCGCGTGCATTATTGATTTTTCCCTGAAGTGTGACAACACCCATCAGTTTTACGACTTTATGGGCTGCTCTCCCAAGTTTGATATTTTGGATCGAGCCATTACAGGTAGCATCAAAATCCAGCGGCCCAAAGGGCTGAGCGAAAAGGATTTTTACGCTGCTGCCGTGGCTTCAACATCTGGGGCCATCAGCCTTACCCATAACACGGTTGCTGGCAATCGTCTAGCGGTGAGCCTGCCTAAGGTTCAGCTTGGCACCCCTTCCCAGGATGACGCCAGCGGCTTGGCTGCCTTGACTCTCCCATTCACCGTTCGCCGCACCCCTGGCAGCAGCGACGCCGGCACGATTGCGTTTACCTGACTCCCTCAGACTCTCAACTCCAACCCTCACCCCTGATTCTCAATGTTTGATCTTCTCAGCGCAGGCGACACGTTTCCAGGTCAGGTGGAGCTCAGCATCATTGATCACGAGGGCGCCCGCGAGGAGGTGACGTTTACGGCGCACTTCAACCGCCTGGAGCAGACCGAAATTAATGAGCTGGTTGAAGCCATCAGGCACCGAACAGCAGTCCTCAAGGCCATTGAGGATGGCCGCACGCTGCCTGATGCTGCCAAAGGTGTGACGGCGCTGGACGATGTCCATATCGCTGATCGCGTCCTCGGTGGCTGGGGTGATGACCTGCTCGCAGGTGATGACCCCATGGAGTTTGATGAGGACTCGAAGCGCCGGGTGATTCAGTTCCCTGGGATGGCCACCGCCATTGCAACGGCATGGATGAAGCTGGCATTTGAGGGCGGCGGAAAAAAGCCAACCTCCACGAAATCGCGAGGGAATGGCATCGGCAAATGACCACCAGCGGCCCGCTCGAAACTCAGGCCCAGGAGGATGCCCGGCTGATTGCCGAGGCACGCGCCCTGGGGTTCGAGTACATCCCCCAGGAGCGGCCAAAGGAGGTTGAGCCCGTCTGCTGGATCTGGACTGAGAACCTACCGGCGTTCGAGCTGTGGGCGCGGGTGTTCACGCAATGGCGCCTGGATCCTGAGGGCCGGCGCAGTGGCCTTGATTATGCCGCTGTCGTGGCGCTGGGAGGCCTCCACTTCGGCCGTAAGCGTTTGGCTGAGGTGATAGATGACCTACGGGTGATCGAGCTGGAATTCCTGCGACTGATGCGCGTCTTGGAGGCTGGGTAGATGGCGGTGAATTTGGATGCGATTCTCAGGATAGCTGCGCAAGTAACGGGGTCGGAGGGTGTTTCCAAGCTGACCGGCACCATCAATCAAGCCGGCACGGCGGCGGCTGGTTTGCTGAAATCTGCCGGCCCCCTTGGTGGTGCGCTGGGTGCATTGGCCCCTGCGGTGACGATTGGGGGGATCACGGCGCTGGCGATGAAGTCGCTAGAGGCTGCCCACGCAATGAACGATCTGAGCCAGAGTACAGGCGTATCAGTTGAGGCGCTGTCAAGGTTTAAAAAAGCGGCAGGAATGAGCGGAACTGATATTGATTCAGTGGCTAAAAGCTTAGCTAAATTTTCGAGAACTATTTACGAAGGCAAGGCAGATAAAGGGTTAGCAAGTCTTGGATTATCCGCTAAGGATGCAAGCGGCAAATTAAAAACCGCTGATGCTGTAATGCTGGAGGTTGCAAATAAATTTAAGGCCATGCCCAACGGCATAGGGAAAACGGCTTTATCCATGGAGTTGTTTGGCAAGTCTGGCCAGAATATGATCCCCATGCTCAATATGGGCGGCGATGCGATTGAAAAAATGGGCGGTAAAATGACAACCGCCTTTGCCCAAAAAGCTGATGAGTATAACGATAAACTAGCCATGATTCAAGGCAAAATTGGAGGCATGGCAACAAGCCTGATGATCGCCTTAATCCCTGCACTTGATGCAATGGCGTCTGCAGTCTTGGCTGCTACTGACGCCATGACCAAGTTGCCGGGCTGGCTGCAAGCGGTCGTGGGTTTGACGGTTGCATTTGGAATTGCCGTTACCGCCTTGGCGCCAGCACTGACAGCAGTCGCCGCCATCCTGGGTAGCCTTGGTACCCTCACGATTGGCGCCACGTTGGCCAGTTGGGCCACTGGGTTCCTGACCGCAGCTGCCAGCGTGGCCACCTTTGTGGCTGGTGTTGTCACCGCCCCAGTCCTAATTGGTGCCGCTCTAATCGCCGCCAGTGCTGCGATCTTCATCTTTCGCGACAGCATCGGAAAGACCTTCCAGGAGATCTGGGCCACGATTGCGGATCCCAAAACCGGGTTCATTGCCATCATCGGGATGGCATGGAACAATATGGTAGATGGGATGAAAGCATATCTGGCGGGCATGGTGAAACCCATTGCCGATACCTGGGATGCCATCGTGAACAGCGTGCGCGGCGCGATCAATGGTGCCATCCGTCTGGCGGGTCAGGGGATTAACGCTCTGATCGAGCAGGCGAATCGGTTGTTGAATGCCTACAACGCAGTCGCCAATGTGACTCACCTGCCGCAGGTGGGATTGATTCAGTACGTCAACGTCCCCCAGTTTGCCGAGGGTGGGATGGTCGATCGCCCCACCTATCTGCTCGCTGGCGAGGCTGGCCCTGAATACATCGTCCCTCAATCCAAGGTCCCGCAGTTCGTGGGCGCCCACATGGGCGACGCTGGCCTGGGCCTGAATAACGCCAGGAGCGTCGGTGGCCAGGTCGCCCCGGTCGTCAACGTCCAGACCGGGCCCGTCATGCAGCAGCCAGACGGCTCTCAGTGGCTTAGCCTGGAGGATGCCCATGCCATGGTTGCCGACGCCACCGATCAGATCTGGCGCGGCCTAACCAGCTACGACGGGCGCCGCGCCCTGGGGTTGGTTCGATGACTGCCACCGGCCCCTACTACTGGACCCAGACCCTGAAATGGATCGACAGCGGTGGAAATTCCCGCCTGCGCTGGCAGCGGCTGTCGGCTGATCAGCCGTGGGCGGTGTGGGATGCCAGCGATGGCGACGGCGCCCAGGGCTGGAACTATCAGGAGTTCGAGTGCCCCAACATTGTGGAGGGCCTCGTAACGGGCCAGGTCACGATCCAATTTCCCAATACCCCCACGGTGCGAAATGTGGTGCTCCAGGCCCTTCAAGAGCAATGGCTGGTCGATGTCCGCCACTACCGGGTGACGACCGCAGCCCTGAGGCTCTACGGATCGTTCCTTGGCGCCGTGCGCGGGGGGTCGGGTGATCTGTCATCGCTGTCGATCTCGGCGGAGTGTTCACCGCCGCCGGTGGTTGCGACGATTCCGCCACGAATGGCGACTACTGAGCTGATTGGCACGCCTTGTAGGTTGGAATTCTGATGCTCGCGCTCTCTTTTTCTTCCTCGCCTAGCGGAACCAGCAACGGCAAGTCCTCCTCGTCAATCAGCATTGGCCTCGGTCGGCCGGTGGCCCCCGTCGCGCTGGGTGGCGCCATGGCGGCACACGTCACCAATGGCCTCGATGTCCAGTCGCCGTGGAATTCCAACCAGACGGCGATGCTTCCGTTTGAGCGCGTGCCGATCGTCTGGGCCCGGCGCGCTGATGGGATCGGTGGTGTTCTGGTCAGCCCCAAGGCGACCGAGTGCAAATTTTCGACCCCTTTGCTATTGGGTCATCCTGCCGCCAATGCTGTGGCCGTCGCCTACCACCTCGTTGTCAGCGATGGCCGCTGCGGTGGCGTTCAGGTCAGGGACGTTTTCCATGGCCGCTGTCGTGTCGGTCAATTCAGCCAGAGCTATAGTAAGCGGGCCGGAACATGGAGCCCCGGCAACACTTTGACAGCTATTTATATTCAAGGGCAGTTGCAGGCCAATGCAGTTGTCGCGCCGACGTTTTGCGGCACCACCGGCACCTATGAAGGCTGCACCACGTTCTCGTTCACGGCCAGCTACTTCAACGGGTTTTCCCCTGATGGACAAAGCTTGCCCGATCAAGGTTTCTGGAAACGCCAAATCCACCTCTTTGTCCGCAATGGCGCCCAAACCACCCGCCTCCTTGACAACACCTACGGCAGTTCCAACAACCTCGCCGACCTTTACCTCTGGCTGCTGACCCGCAATGGCCGGACCCCAGCGCAGCAGATTGATCGCGATTCGTTGCTCACCGCGGCCCGGTTCATGAACGTCAACGGGCTCTTCTGGAACGGGGTGCTTTCGGAGCCGACCAGTATCAGCGACTGGGTCAACAGCATCGGCCGGTTCCTTCTGGTGCGGGAAACGAAAATCGGCGGCCGTTATGGGTTGCGCCCTCTGCTGCCGACCACCTCAACCGGGGCGATCGATACCAGCCCACTGAAGCCCTCCTGGGTGTTCGACAGCAACGCGATCGAACCTGGCAGCTATTCGCTCACCTACCGCGATGCCGAAAGCCGCCGCCCATTCCGCGCCATGATGGCCTGGCGCCAACAGGGTGATGATGGCCTGTCCGGCATCACGCGCACATCTGAAGCCAGCTATTCCGACACGCCGGGGTATGCGCCGATCGAAACGTTTGACCTGACCCAGTTCTGCACCTCTGAGATTCACGCCATCAGGGCTGGCATGTTTGAGCAGGCCAAACGGAGGTACTGCACGCACACTGCCCGCGTGACGGTGGTGCCCGGCGCCTATGACAATCGCCTCGGAGAGGGCGACCTGATCGCCTTGCAACTGGACCGCGAGGACATTGACACCGGCGTTTCCGATCCGGTGATTGAGTGGTACTGGCTGACATCGATCAGCGCCGGGCGGGAGGGCAGGCTGATCCTGGACCTAGAGCATTGCCCGGTGGATTCCCTGGGACGCTCGCTGGTGGCCCTGGACGTGGCCAATGCGACGGCCCTGGGGGATCAGTTTGTCACGGGTGACAGTGGCCCTTCCTGCGATGAGGATCCCAGCCGGGCTACGGACACGTCGATCCCGGCCGAGGATGCCATCAGCCGGACCAGAGAGGAGGTCTATTTTTATAACAAGAATGGGCGGTTTCCTAGTAATAACGAATACGCGCCGGTGCCAGAGGGACAGCCTCCATCTGTCAGTGGCGGCGGCAGCAGTGGCGGCGGCGGAGGAGGGGGCGGCGGTGGTGGCGGTGGCGGCGGAGGAGGGGGCGGGCCAAGCCAACCACCATCGCAGCCACCATCGCAGCCCAACGATCCCTATGGCCCACCGAATTGGCCGCAAAGTCCGACTGGGGATCCGGCAGATGGAAAGCCGCCACAAAGAACTCCGCCACCCCCTGCGACTCGATCGCAGTGGTATGTGGTTATGAGCTGGGAAGACCCAGAAGGTGATATTTTAGTTTATGATGAAAATGTTATAACTTTTGGCGTCGGTCAAGGTTATTGCTATATCAAGGGAACAACAGGATATGGCAGTGGTTTATCAGTAGCGGTAGGCATAGTGACTATTAGCGAAAGTGGAAACACTGAATCTTCATATTTAACAAGTAGCATAGGTGTTAATTTTGTGCGTTATCATTTTGTAGGCGCTGCCCTTTTATATCGTGATCCTGATAATCCAGGGAATCCCATCAAGCGTGTAGACGGCATTGGAGACGGGTTGTATTGATGACCACCTTCCCAGCCCTTACCCCCTCCACTTCTGAGCTAACCCCCGGAGCCGCTACCCCGGAGGTGATCAGCACCCTGGCGGGCGGCACGCTCACCACGCTCGCCGATCTGGTCGCGGTGGGGGGCACCCTGGCGATGACATTCCAGGGCTTGACCGAGGCCCAGGCCAACAGCATCCGCAGCCATTGCGCGGCCCAGGCTGGGGCTTCGTTCCCATTTCCTACGACCACCGTGCCGGCCGGTGACACCCCCGTCGGGTTTGCGTGGATCTATGACGCCCCGCCCCAGGTGGACGACATCAGGGCCGTTGCTGGCAGCGAATACTATTCCGTCTCTTGCGCGTTCAGGGCCATCCGCCTGCGGCGTGCGGTGCCACCTTCGGCGACTGCGCGGCTCAACATCACCACAACTCCGGCGCTGGCGCTGCAGCCGACCCCTTCGGCGGTGGCGGCGTTGAACATTACGACAACACCGGGAGTCAATTCCCCGCCATGGGTGCCATCTGCGTTGAACCTTTGGTTTGAAAAGCCCACGAGCGTTTCAACCTGGACTGGCCTGGTTCAAGGTCGGAACCTTGTTCAGGCAACCTCTAACCAGCAGCCAACATTGAACAGCACGGCGATCAATGGGTTGCCGGCGCTCACGTTTGACGGGTCAAACGACCTGATGACCTGCTCAACAGCTGGAATTTCTGGGGTTAGTAATTGCTCCATGTTCCTTGTGATTCGTTACAACGGCACAAAGCAAAACATGGCCGCTGGTATTGGGCCCTTTGGCCAAGGAACCAATGCTATTCGTGCGTTCTATAGTCAATCTGGCAGCACTCAAGGGTTTACAACTTATGCAAACGACATAAACGGAAGCTCACTTAGCTGTGACAATGGCGGCGATTATCATATCTGGAGTGTTGTGCAAAATGGCTCCACTGTCACCCTTGCTCGCGATGGAGTCACCGCCACTTATACCCTCCCAGGCGGATCTCCATCTGCAATCACCAGTTACGAAGCGTTTCTTGGCAGCTTCCAAAGCAGTCAATCGTTTGGGTTTTATGCTCCGGTTTCGGTCGCCGCCTGGCTGGTCGAATATCGAGCCATTACCAGCGCAGACCGAGAACGCTACGAGGGATACCTCGCCGACGTCTATTGGCGCCAACGAGGGGCAACTGTGCCGTTGGTCAGTTCCCACCCCTACTACTCGGTGGCGCCGACGGCTTAACCCATCGCCGCCAATTCCATCCCGGTAACGTCGTAGTAGCCGCCCGGCAACCTGCGAAACGTCGGCACCTTGGCATAGCGCCACCAAGTCACCGGCAAGGGCGCCGATCGCCCAATCCAGACCGTCGATGCGGGCAGGCTGAATACCCCCTCCAGGCGCACGCTGGTCCAGTGGCCCATTAAATCGCTGACCTGGGACTGAGTCAGGGGCTCAAATGTGAGGCTGACCGTTTGGCCGGTGAGTGCCGCGCCGGTGCGGAATCGATGGGCCTGGGCCTCCTCGATGGTGGGGGCCCCGATCCCATGGGGGCGAGCAATTGGGGTGACGGAGGAGGGGAACGCCATCAGCCGATCACCGCGGCACGGCTGTAGGCGTTGCTGCCAATCGGGAACACTGCCGCCGTACTGGTGTAGGTGCCGCCCCAGTCCTGCACCATCAGCAGGGGGTCTGCGCTGGCAGCGCCCCCCAGCCGTTTGTAGTAGGCCACGAACCGACCGGAGATTGTGCAGGCCGGCAGGATGACCCCCTCGAACTGGGTCAGCGTGGAATCAGTCGCGTCATCCCTGGCCACTGTCACAGCGACCTGCACGCCCCCCGCGACATAGCCAGTGCCGCTGACCTCATAGCCAGCGACATCGGAGCGCCAGGCATGAGCCACGCTGGGGGTATAGCTGCCGTTGAGAACCATCGCGTAGATGGTGTCGGTGTCGGGAACGATCGTGTGCCGCAAAATTTTGTCCACGGCGGAGTCGGAGACCGTGATCGAACCGCTGCCGGTTTTGGAGCACGTGAACCCAGCGCCCGAAACCCGGAACGTGCCGCCGACACTGGCCTGGGCACCACCGAAATCGGCATATCCAACGACCAGTTGATTGGCTGCGACCCCACTGGGGCGGGCATATAGCAGCATCCCCCGCACGCCGGAGACGGTGGCGCTCCAGGTCACCGGCTGAAACGTGACGGTTGAGACGTGGGTGGTTGTGTTCTGGCTGATGGCCACGGTCACCGCTTGACCACCGGCGGAGTAACCACTGACCGGGGTGATCTCGCCGGTGACCGTGACCATGGTGCTGTTGGCCCGGCGATCAAACGTGAACGCAGCAGTCATCAGCTGCCCATAGAAGACCCCGCCGCCCAGGTCAACGGCCCCATTGTCCAGCGCCGCCAGGAACGCATTCGTAGGGGTGAAGCTGGCCAACCTGAACCCTCTAGCCTATCAACATCAGGCTAGAGACTCTGATGTCGGTCCTCCTAGACGTTCCCTATTTCAGCCAGCTAGACCCCAGTGATGGCCAATTTGGTTGGCGTCAGTGCCAGACAAGTTCCATCGCGATGTGCCTGGCGTACCTCAAAACGCCATTGATTCGGGATGATACCGACTACCTCAAGGTGGTCAATTCCTGCGGGGATACAACCAGCCAGGCGGCCCATAACTGCGCCCTAGGCAAGCTTGGGGCCCCCGGTAAATTCAGTCAGCGGCTTGGGGTTGCCGATCTGAAGGCTACCCTCCTACGTGGCTTCCCCGCGGCGATTGGGATCCTGCATCACGGGACCCCATCAGCGCCGTCGGGGGGAGGGCATTACATCGTGGTGCGCGGTTTTGACGAGACCGGCTGGCACGTCCACGACCCCTACGGTGAGCTGGACCTAGTCACTGGTCGGTGGGTTCGGACGGGAACTGGCACCGGTCGCAGCGTGCACTACAGCTACAGGAACACAAACCCTCGATGGGTTCCAGAGGGGCCCAACGCGCAAACGGGTTGGGGGTGGGTTTTTGGCTGAGGCTGGCTGCCATCAGCTCACGCAGAACGCTGGCCGATCGGCTCCGGTGCCAAACTCCATCAATTTCGACTTCCCAGCAGGCGCCGCCGCTGTGATCTATTCCCACTCGCAACTCTGAACCCATGCCCCAAAATTCGTGGATGATCCCTCAGCTCACGCTATCGGCGGAACTGGACCGCGAACGCGGCCGGCGGTTGATTCGGGAGATGAGCCCGGAGCGGCTGGCAGCGCATGCTGACTCCCTCTGGGTCGCCTACCTCAACCAGAGCACTATCCTTCGCCAGGCAACTCGGCGCATAGCGGAGCTGGAAGCACGGGAAGCCATCAGGGACCCGGACCCAGCCCCGCGCCATCATCAATGGGCGCGTGAGGTGATGGCCCGACTGGGCCTGGGGTGATGGGCATGAAAAAGCCCAGGAAGTTCACCTCTCCCTGGGCTTGGTCTCCCATGAACCGATCATAGCCTAGGTCGGGGTTGGGAGGCTGAGCTGCTCCTGCCCCTGCAGTCGCCCATGGGCCAACCTTAGCTCTTTTCGCACCTGCTCAGTCGTCAGGCCAAAATCCTTGGCCAGCTGAGTTTTGCCAGTCCACCGGCAGGAATCCAATCCGTAATGCTCTCGAATCAGCATCGCTTGAAGGGGTGGTAAAGAATCAATCAATCCGTAAAGATGATCGTAATGATCATCAGCCATTGGCGCCGGAAGAAAATCTAGGAAAGATGCCTGATCATCTTCATTGGCAACCATGTAGTCAAGCGACAGGCACGGCTGTCCCGCACGCAGACGCGCATCAATGAGGTCGCCATCGGTCCCCAGTTCAGCCGCCAACTCCTGCCGGGTCGGGGGGCGCCCCAGACGCTCAACCAGCCTGTCCGTGGCCTTGTAGATCTTGCTCAGCTCCTCAGCGTGGGCAACCGGCAGCCGAATTGTCCGGCAGTCAGTCGCAACCCATCGAGTAGTGGCCTGCCAGATCCACCAAAAGGCCAGCGTCGAAAACTTGTAACCCCTTTCGGGGTCAAACTTCTCAGCACCACGCACCAGGCCAATCGCACCGGCCTGGAGCATGTCGGGAATTTCGCTGGGCCCAACCAGCCGAGGGTATTTTTTGGCTTCGCGACGGACCACGGTGCCGACCAACCTGAGGTTCCCGGCGACCATCCGATCACGGGCACGGCGGCCCCGGCGTTGGGCAAGCGCCGAAGCCTCAGGGTCATCCAACCATCGGCGCACTAGGCGGCCCAGGTGCAGCTCTTCGGCTGGGGCTAGGAGAGGATGACGACCGGCCGCGTTCATCCAATGGCTTGTGGCGTCGTCGCGGCGAGACATCAGAATGGGATCTCGTCGTCGCCTGGGGCGGGCTGAGTTGGGGCTGCTGCGGGGCGACTGCCTGCAGGATTGGCGCCCTCGTTGTCGCCGCGGGAACCCAACAGCTCTAGGCGGTCAACAACGACAACGGGCTTTGACCGCTCTTCACCACTGGTGCGGTCGGTCCATTTTTCAATGGTGAGCCGACCGCTGATGCCAATTAGCGACCCCTTGCGGACGTAGTCGGCAGCAATTTGTGCCGTCTTGCCCCAGATTTTCAAATTAAACCAATCGGTTTCGTCCTTTTTTTGACCTCGAACCGCCAGGCTCAATTCCGCAATGGTGTTGCCGGATTCAAAAAACTTGACCTCAGGATCACGGCCGGCGCGGCCGACAAGATTGATGCTGTTCATGGATTGGAATTTGATGGGATGGGAGTGTTTAGCAATCAAGCCGGCTGTTCCAATACTGAGCGCAGCCATGCGGTGGCCGCCTGGTTGGAGTCGTAAAAATGAGCATGAGCATCAGGGCCCAAAAGCATCAGAGCCGCAACTACGGGGCCTACCGCAGCCTCCAGTAGGCGCCCAACTTCACCGGCCTGGTGGATTGCTGTCCCACCAATGCAATGAGTTGTATCGCATGTGTGCCAACTTTCCATCTCCAGAGCTCCCTCTTTCAACGCAGCAACTGCCACTGCGCGTAAGCGTTCGGGGGCATCGCTAGCAACAACTAGGCCAGCAATCCCGCTCAAATTGGCCCAGCTGAGATTTGCCCCGCTGAGATTTGCCCCGCTGAGATTTGCCCCGCTGAGATTTGCCCCGCTGAGATTTGCCCAGCTCAGGTTGGCCCTGTTGCCGGTTGTTTTGTCACTCAACCAGCTGGCATGGCTAGCCAAAATTTCGGTCAGATTGATAGATGAATCCATGGGTTCAATAGCAATGGGATGAGAAACAGGTCAATCAGCCAGCCCAGGGATCACTTCGGCCGGCTCCACAACAGGGGCGGGTGCAGTGATCACCCGGCGGCCCCTGGGGGCTGGCTGGGGGTCTGGGGTGGTGCTGGGTTCAGGGTCGGGGGCCTGAGGTTCTGGGGTCGCGGGGGAGGGGTCTGGGGTTGCTGCAATTTGACGGTTGAGATCGTTAATAGTGAGATCCTCGCCCGCCTGCCGTGCTTCGTCAAAGGCCCTGGCGCTGGCAGCTACCGAATCCATGAACTCCTGCCCCAGGGCATCGCGGACGCTTTTGGCAACCTGTTGATAGGTGGCGCGCAATGCGTCTAGCCCCTGCTCTGCTGCGTTCAGAAACAAGCCGCGTGCTTTTTCGACTTCAGGGTCAATGATGCCGCCGCCATCAACCCATTGGCGCAATGCAGCACCATCGGAGGCGGTGATATAACCAGTGCCACGACCCAAGATCTTTTGCAGCTCTGCGGGGCACTTAAGAACCTCTTGGCGCTTGCCCTGGTCGGTCATCATCAGGGAAACCGTAGCCTCAAAGCTAAAGTTTTTTTCCTGAATTGGCTGTATCCCAAGAGACCTAGGATTCTTGGTATCACTAAAATCTGTTTTTTCGCGGGCTCGCGTGCAAGCAATGATATGAGCAGAGCATTGAAGCATATTGGTCATAAATCGCTTATGTTCTCGCTTGGCAGTTTTCCAATCAGCAAGCCGCCCGCTTGAATTGTTGGCAATCCATTCACAACCGCCTTCGGATTCCCATTCATGAGACACCGAATCAATCACAATGACTTCCGCGCCAGCATCACAGCAAGCGTTGATAGCCTCGATGTACCGGGCCGGTGAAAATGGGGCAAAGAACTCCAGGACTCGAAACGGTTCGGCATTGGGCAAGCAGTCAGCGTATAGGCTCATGCGCCTATTTTCGGTGTCAATGCCTATGATCTTGCTGCTGTCGCCACCGGCAAGGCCGTAGGCTAATTGCAGGCCTGAATAGGTCTTGCCTGAACCGCTGACGCCTGACAGTTGGATTAACAATCTGGCGCCAAGTCGCTTGGCAATTTTGATTTCAAAAGTCATCAGTCGTTACACCAGGGAGGAAGGTCAATAGGGTCTTGAATTTGATCGCCGTAGCCAGTCCAGTTGCCGGAAGCCAGGCACTCTGCTAGCTGCTCCATTGCAGTTTCAATACGGCGCTGACCTGCGGCAACCAGGGCGGCGCTGGCTGGGTAGACAGCAACGGCATAGGGGCGTTGAGATTCAACCGCAATGGTGAGGAACGTTTCAGCCTCTAGAGCGTCAAGGTTCCAAGCGGTCTGGACGTGATAGTCGTAGTTGGCAATTGATTTGGTAAACGCATCCCGGCTAGCGTCCGTGGTTGATTTGAGGTCAACCACAAACTGACGGTCTGCGCTGTGGAAGTCGGGCCGGGTTTTGCAGTTGACCCAGGTTTTCGGGTCGTTCCATGTGTAGGAGGCTTCACGCTGGCCCTCCATTGCCAGGATGAACCTGGCAGCGGGGTGGGCACGAACGGCGGCGGCCATGGCCTGAACTCTGGCGGCATCGTCCACGGTAAGGGTAATTTTGCCCGCGGCCTCCTCCTCAAATTCAGCGGCAGCCGCTTTGCCGGCGGTGGTGCGACGGTCCCATTTTTCAGCCTGAACTGCCACCGTGGCCCCCCATAAGTCGGGCTCTAGGACTGCTGTGTGAAACGCAGTCCCGACCTGCATGGCCGGCGTTGACTCCAGCGGCTCCCGATCGGGCGCCAGAAAACGGTCGTAAAAATGCAGGGGCGAACGATTAAGCAGTTTCAACCGGGAGGGGCTGACCCCGTCTAGGGCGTGATAGGCCTCATTGGAGAGGCCAGGGTGAAAGGTAAGCTTGGACATCAGTTCAACGCCTCCAACCCCAGGCCAATCCTCACCAAATGATGCACAGCCCCTGAGGCTGAGAGGCCTTCCCGGCGCATGAACACGCGCAGAGCGTCGTAGGCGTCCTGATGAAGTGCCGACGAAACGTAGTGCCTGGGCCCTACCCATCGCTGATAGCGCCGTTGCCTGGGTTCAGGGTTGAGAGTCTGAGTGGTTGCCATCAAGTCACCAGCCCCCGATGAGCTGCCCGCATTGCTCGCCCGAATTCGATGTCAGAGATTGAGGCACCGGCAGGGGGTGGCACCGGCGAGGGGCGGTAGGCAGGAGGTGGCACCGGCGAGGGGCGGTAGGCCTCGGGGTTGCGCTGCCCGAGGCGCGCCTCCAGGTCGGCCAAGATTCCCTCCAGTTTTTCCCAGCAGGAAGATTCGGGGTCAGCGTCAGCAAGCTTCCGGGCCTCCTGCATTGACTGAGCCAGCCATAGACAGCGGCGTTCAAGCAACGTCATGGGCCCACCCTCGCAACGTTGGGAGCCGGGCAACTGGCGTGCCCGTGGTGAATGCCAACTTGGACCGAAACGGTAGCCAGGGCGGCAACCGCCAACAACTTGAGCAGCAGCCATTCGGTCGAGCCGCAAACGCTTCCCTGGCTGGGGCGGCAGGTTGCCGGGCGACCAACGCGGGGCATGGTCAGCAACTCCCGCAGGTCGTCCAGCTGGTCAATCACACTGACAACGGCTCCAATTTTGACCCTGGGGCTAACGCTGGCGCGGGGGATGGCGTCGCGCAGTTGATCCAATTTTTGAATGGCAGCGTCCAGCTGCCGCACTTCTAGTAGCTGATTCATGCTGCTTCCTCAGAGTCGGCAGGCTGAGCCGTGGTGATCGCCAGGATTCCGCTGATGATGGCGGTTGGGGATGAACCCTCGACATCCAATGATGCGCCGCTTTGATGAAGGAAAAAAACAGCTGGGCGGCTTTCGCTGGAACATCTGGTCAAAACAGCAAAACCGTGGTCATTGAGCAAAATGACGGCTTCCGTAAGGTTTTTGATGCCGTTTGTGCGAGCGGCAATTTGAGCCAAAAGCAAATCGTTGTGGAGAGACTGCTCAGCTTCAAACGCCAGCCGCCATTGCTCCGGGCTGACCGGGGGGGTGTTCGTCATCAGGGGGGGTGACGTGGACCCGCAAACGTTAGCAACTTGTGAGACTGATCCGCAAGGCCCCGCCCTGCTCAGCCTCCCAACCACGCGGCCATCCATGCCGTTGGCAGCCAGCGGCCCTCGGCGGGATCCCACATAGGGGCCAAATCGGCGGCCAACAGGTCAAGCATCAGGCCGTTTTCCATGGCGTCGCGGTGGGGCTGGGGAACCGACCGGAGGAAATCGGCAACGGCTTTCATGGGGGTCAGGCCCTGGGCCTTGCCGGCATCGATGATCGTTTGCCGCCAGGCCGCCCCCAGCTCAGCAGCCTGGTCATCAGTGAGCGCCGGGGCCTCGATCAGCTGCTGTGGTGCCAAATGAGGGGGCACCGCCCGAAGGCCGCTATGACACTCCCAAAACTGAGCCGGGCCCCATGGTTCGCCGTCTTCACCGCAGATTGCCTGGCTGCCCTGCAATTCGTCCTTAATCTTGCGGCTTGTGACTCCATGGAAATCACCTGCATGGGTCCTGAAATTGATCTCGCCGAGTCTGATAAATGTGCCTGACCTGGGGCTTTTTACTTGGCCATTTTCTAACTCACTGAGACCTGAATGGGGCGGAGACTCAAAGTCACCCGCTTCCTTAGCCCATTCCGCTGCAGTGTATTGCGTCCATCCGTTCAGTGCTCGCCACCGTTTCAGCATGGCGCCGAATGCTACGGCTGCCTCAGACTGCTGTTCTTTAGTGATTCTGTAAATGCTTGACATCGGGGGGGGGGGGGAGACTCGCCAATCCTATGGCTTCCTATGCCGAACAACTAGCAGCAAAGCGAAGATAAAACGGCTCAGGGTTGGGAATTTTTTAGAATTTGCGGTGTGGTTGGGCTTGGCCTGGCACGCGAGGGGCTGGTGGGTCGGGAGTCTGAGGGGGTATGTTTCCCACATGGACGCACGCACTGCGCTACGCCGGATCGTTGCCAGGGCAATCTCTCAGCCGGATTTCGACCCGGTTGGGATCGCCGACATAGATGATCTCCGCCACCAGCTCCAGGATGAGTGCGCGGAGTTCGTCAACGCTGGCGTCCTCCAGGGTTCCCGGTCGCAACAGCACGTCCCGGAACCCTGCCCAGTTCGCTGATTGCGGGGCTGGCGGTGGCGCCAGGAGGTCCATCCGCAGAGCGTCGATCGCCCCCTCCAGACCAGGGACGCCCTGCCCCTGCAGCTGCTCAAGCTGGTCAAGCTGAGCCCGCTTAGCGATTCGCTCCGGTGGCTCGGCAGGCTGAACCGGCGCCGCAGCAATCTCGGTCATCCGTCCGGCAGCCGTCCGCAGGGTTTCAATCACTTGGTCCCGAACCTTCCATTCCGCCAGGCCTCGACCCCAAAATTTGCATTGGGCACCGGTGCACTTGAACCTTGGCTTGCCGTACGCGGCGGCGTAGTGCATCCGTCGATTGCAACCAGCGCAGCGAATCAGACTGGAGAACACCCTCTTTTTTGATGGGGCCCTAGTTTGAAACACCCGTCGGGATTCCTGCAACTGCCGGCCGCGTTGCCATTCTTCCCAGCTGATCAGAGCCTCAACCCTGCCGGGCTCCCCCCGCACCACGCCCCGAAGCATCGGGTTGTCGAGCCAGCGATTCAACCCTCTCTGGGACCAGTCCAGCCCATGCGCTCGCCGGGCCCCGCTGCAGTTGAATTCCATCGCTTCCAATTTTTCCCACAACTGACGCGCCAGGGGGAACGTCTCTGGGTCTGGCCGCACCTGGGAGCCGTCGTACATGTACCCATAGGGGACCCGGCCGCAGGCGTAATGGCCCTGAGCTTTTCGACCGGCAAGACCAGCTTTGATGCGCCGGCTTTTAATGTCGCTGTCGATTTCGTTGCAGAGGCTGACGACCCCGGTAATGAGTTTCGACGAGGGGTCCTCCATGTCCACCGGCGTGCCGTCCAACAGCTGAACATCCACCCCCAGGCGGGCGCACATTCGGAACAACTGCACGTCCTCCCCGCGGCGACTCAGCCGGGACTGTGACGCGACGTAGAGGCGCCGCGCCTGTCCGCTGGCGATGAGCGTCAGCAACCGCTCCCATTCCGGCCGGGCCTGGCCCTTGTATGCGCTGGCCCTCTCCACGATCACCAGGTCGCAGCCAACGGCCTTGAGGTCGATCACCTGCTGATCGATCGACGTGTCTTGATCGGCCCCTTTGGTGGAGACCCGTGCGTGACCGACGACCAGGCTCCCCGCCATAACTACGTTTCAAACTGCGATTGACCCTAGCGTTTAGGGCGACTACTCGAAGGAGTAGTGCATCTATGCGCTAGTATTTCGGGGTCGGAGCGAGCCGGCACACCATTTCCAACCAACCGGCGAGGCCCTGAGCGGCCCCGGTTGGCCAGCACCAAAACCAAAAATGAACGCCACCATCAAGCGGGCTATCCAATCCGACTGGAGCCCCATCATCGAAGCCACCGTCCGCGCCCTGGTCCACCTGATCGCCGCGGTGATTGTCCTAGCCCAGTGGGCCCAGTTCACCTGGCTGCAGCCGTGGGCTGGCGTCATGGCGGTGATCAGCTCCCCTCGATCCGCTGGCAGCCCCCCTCGATCCAGGCCAACGGCGCCCCTGCTGCTGATGCCCGCAGCGCCGGTCCTGCTGCTGGCCGCTGCACCTGAACCGATTGCACCCACCCCAGCGGCATCACCGGCACGTAAACGAGGACGCAGGGCGACGAGGCAGCCGAAGATGCCGGCAACAGCTTGACCACCACCATGGAGCCCCCCACCCTGGTCCCATGCCCGTTCTGTGGGTCCATAGGTCTGCGGTTTGAGTTTCATAGCCTGCAGCAGGGTTACATCAGCTGCGACAAATGCGGCGCCCAGGGGCCGACCGGACGGCTTGACTACGACAACCCACCAGACCCACAGACGGCCGCCATTGAGGTCTGGAATCGGCGATCCTGACCCAAAAAAAGCCCCCCTCAGCCGCAGCGCCGAGGGGGAGGCTGATTGATCCACCCCTGAATCCTGATCAGGCTATCGACTCTGAGCCTCAAGGGGTTGCCATGCCGTAACGCGTGCGCTAGGATATGTGCATCGGAGGGGCGACCTTCCACCACCCACGAACCAGCCATGACCAACGCAACCTTTCAAGCCGGCAACACCTACGGCGGCCGTTTCATCGGTGACGCTGATGCTGTGTTTCGGATGAAAGTCCTAGCCCGCACCGCCAAAACTGTTACGGTCGCCGGACCCCAAGGGCTGAAACGACTGCGCATCAGCCTTGACCACGAAGGCGGTGAGCAGGTCTATCCGTTTGGCAAATACTCCATGGCGCCGGTTTGCCGGGCCAAGCGGCTGATCACCGCCTGACCCCCCGCCCCTCACCCGAGGGGCTTTTTCATGCCCGCCCACGATTGCGACAATTTGTGAACTGGTCGCATCGATCCCCGTCAGACCGTAACGGATGCGTTAGTATTAGGTCACAGGGGAGCGATCCCCGCCACCACCATCAGCCATGACCGCCGCCAGCAACCGAGATCACAGGCTTTCTCCTATTCAGGAACTAGAGGCGTACAGGATCGCTCTATGGGATCTCTTTTTAGCCCGTGGGAATGAAAGAGTAAAAGATGATTTTTTGGTAACGGAAATAAGCGGCAATCCCTCTTGGGTCGCTGATGAAATTTTTAGCGCTGCTAAACCGTTTTGTAAAAACGAATTTGCAGCAACTGAGCTGCGGTTGGCCCTGCATGAATTTTTCAGGGCCCATAGCTGGGGCACAGCGCTAATAAATGAGCCTATGCTCCAAGTAACCAGAATCACTGGAGACAGGAAGAGGATTGTCAAGTTTATTTTCAACTTAAGCTATACCTTCATGTTTACAACGACCTGATTTTTTTGACCCCCAGGCCCGCCGAAGCCTATCCCGAAATCCGTCCCATCGCCACCGCCAGCCATGACCGCCAGCACAACCAAACCGCATTGGGCCATTTTTGTTTCTGTAGATCGAGAGATAGCCTTCAACGCAACCATCGCTGCTGCCGAAGAAATTCGCACCCTGCAGGCCACCAATTTATGGGTGGCGCTTTCGATCGAGACACGCCGCGCCATCTGCCAGGCGCACGCCAACTTGACGACCATGGCCACCGCCATGGAAGACGCGGGGTTGTTCTGACTTATGCCTGACCCCACCGGCGCCGAACGCCAGCGCCGCTACCGCGAGCGCCAGGCCGGCCGCCTACCACCAACGGAGCGGCCACCGTGCCAGGCCTGCGGACGGCTCCACACTGGCGCTCATGGGCCGTTGTGCTCCCGGTGCTGGGCCAGCCTGACCCCGGACGGTCGAGCGGATCGAGCGGCGCGGGTGGCGCGTGCTGAAGCCAAGGCCAAACGCAAACGTGACGAATTGTGAACTGGTGGCCCATGGGGTCGCTTGACCGTAACGGATGCGTTAGTGTTGGTTCATCGGGGGCGACCCCGAGTTCCACTGCAAAACAGACAATGATCATCACCGCTCGCTCAGCTTCCGCCGTTCAACTTGCTCTGATGGGCGTTGGCGTGTTCATGGTTGACATGGGCAACACTGGCCTAGCTGTCAGCGGCTATCGCTTTCAGCTTCGCTACGCCGGCGAGGTCGAACGTTTTGTGACCTTGCAGCAAGTCAAGACTTGGGCCAAGTACAACCTTGACTGACCCCCAGGCCCGCCGGGGGCCCACCCCGGCAACTCACCCACCCCCATCGCTATCACTCAAATGGACCCCAACACCATCGCCCTCACCTTGCAGCAGATCGACAACCTGACCGCCGAGGCCCGACGCCGGCAGCATGCCCACCAGGTCATGGCCATGGAGGTGGCCGCCATGCTGGCCCGGTCCTCTCGCGAGGTCGAGGCCCTCACCGCCAGGCGGCACCACCTGATGGCAGGCCTACAATCAGGCTCTCAACCCTGAACCGTCCCGCCATGCTCAAAAACGACCGCTGGATTCGGGAGCAGGCCGCGGCGGGGATGATTGAGCCGTTTTGCCCCAGCCTGGTTCGGAGTTGGCAACGGTCTGGGCTGACCTCTTCGCCAGTACTGAGCTACGGCACCAGTTCCTACGGCTACGACATCCGCCTATCCCCCAAGGAATTCCTGACCTTTCGCCATGTCCCCGGCACGGTGATGGACCCCAAGCGGGCCAATCCTGCCAACCTGGAGCCCGCCACCCTGCATCACGACGAGAGCGGCTCGTTTTTCATTTTGCCGGCCCACACCTATGGCCTAGGGGTGGCCCTGGAGCGGCTCCATGTGCCGCCCAATATCACCGTGATCTGCCTGGGCAAGAGCACCTACGCCAGGCTGGGAATTATCGCCAACATGACCCCGGCTGAAGCCAGCTGGGAGGGTCATCTCACTTTGGAATTCAGCAATTCATCCGGCGCCGATTGCCGCATCTATGCCGAAGAAGGCATCTGCCAGCTGCTGTTCCTGGAGGGTGACCCCTGCGAAACTACCTACGCCGATCGGCAGGGGAAATATCAGGGGCAGCCGGAGGGGGTGGTGTTGGCGAGGGTTTAGTTAGGCGCAATCCTCAATTCACATTCAAAAACAACAATCAGGGGCGGCTCAACCGTCCCAGCATCAGGGTCTGGGTTGGTGCGGCGCAGGCAGTCTTCGCAGCCTTCGCGCCAATCCCAGCGGCCGTCCTCGTTGAAGCCCTCGCCGGGGCAGCCAAGCACCTCCCAACCGTGGCTACGGACATGAGCGGGGCGGTTAAGGTTGGCCCCGCGTGGTCCGCGATAAAAACGGATTCGCCCCGCCTTCCTCATGGCCTGAATTCTGGAATCAACGCGGCGCCATTTTCCTCCCGCAGCGGCCATTAGGTCGTCGTTGTTAGTCGCCTGCCCGTCCTGATCGCGGAGAAAATGCCAGATCAGGCTGTCAAGCTCTTCGTTTGAGACGCGATCAGCCATGGTTTCCCACCCCATCGAGCCAATCGGCAACCTGAGACGATCCACCGTGGCGTTCGCGCAGGATCTGGGCCAGCTCGCGGCAGTGGTTGGCGGAATCGTGGCGGCAGTCGGTGCAGATCTGGCTGACGTGACAGCGGTGGGGGCACAGCGCCAGCGCAAGGCGGTCGGCGTCGTTTGCCTGCGCGGCCGGACTGAGTTGATTGGGTGTGCTCATGGTGCCAACCTTGCCTTTCCGTACCTAGTAGCTTTGTACCATTCGGCAATCTCAGGCGCCCATGCCTCCAGATGCGGAAACATCAATTTGCACAACTGCCGAATTTCGTCCTGCGCATCCATTTTGGCGCGTAGATCGAGAAAGTGGAGAAAGGCCCGTAGGCTAAAGCTCACCACAAAGTGTTGGCGATAATCGAAGGGCAGGATGCCGCGAGCATGTTCCTCGGCAAAACCGGCGGCCAGCAGATCGCGGTAGCGCTCGGCGGCGGCGCGGCAGAGCTGGAGATCAATGGCCCGTTGGTCGGCGGTATAGGCATACTTCTTGCCTTGGCGGTCGCTGTAATCGCCAACGGGCCGGAGATAGAAGACTTCTTCTAGATCAAGTTCGTCGTTAGCGGCCTTACAGATACGGTCGCCGGTATAACGCATCGATTGCACATCAAAACTCACCCCCACCCGATGGGTGCGGGCCTGTTGCATCACCGAGTGGGGAAACCAGCCCACATTCAGCACGATCTGGGCGTGCTCCAGGGGGCCGTAGTGGCCCCGCTCGCTGGCTAACAGGCGCTTGACGCAGATCTCACCGGCCTGTTGTTCAGCAGGCCAATGGGCCCGGTCGTCGGCCACGAAGCCCTCGCTGTAGTCCTGGTGCATGCCGGCATACACGCACTGCTGGGGGTTGGGGGTGGCGGCGATCCAATCGACGCGGAAGCGGGGATCCATTGAGGATGCGGGATGGGTCACGCTGTCATCAGCTCCATAAATTGTTGGTCCATGATCTCGTCAACGGATGGTGCCACCGGGTCACTCGGATCGGCCGGTGGCTTGGGGGGGTTGGCCAGTAGACGAGCCTCCAGGGCCTGGCGTTCGGCATCGTTCAGCAGGTGCCGGATCGGGCACAGAGGCACCGAATCAGGGCCAGCCGCCCACGATGGCCAGCGGTCGCAGCCGTAGGACCAATGGCGGCCCTGAGGGGCGTCTGCGGTGCTGAGGTGGTCAATCGTTCGGTCGTACCACAAGATGGCTAGGCGCCACCCCTGCAGCCAGACATTCTGGAGCTGATACAGGCCGGACTCGTCAGGGCGTTTGTCGGTGATGATTGGCACCTCAGGGTCGAGAGCCTGATGCAGGATCGCCACCAGGTCGGCGCGGGTCGGACGTTGGCGGTTGTCGGTGAGGTCGTTCACGGGTGACGGATAGGAAAGTGATGGGGGCGATGATTAGAAAGCTGATCATCAGCCAAATGGCCAAGACCGTGATCATGCGGCCACAGGCCCCAGGCGACGGACTAGGTACTCACCGCGACCGGTGCGGTATTCGATCAGGTTGTGGTTCCATAGGCTCGTCATGCGACGGCTGACGGTGGATTGATTGCAGTTCCAGACCTTCTGAAGAAACGCGGTTTTGACCTTAACGGGCATGGCTGGATAGACATCCTGCAGGTGCATCAGGTCAAGGATCGTGCCGTCTGGGACGGTGGGGCGAAGGGCTAGGAAAGGTTTGGGGGGCATGGGGTTAGGGGGTGTATCGAGTCAAATCAGGTTTACAACCTGTCCAGGTTTCAATGGAGCCAACCAACTGCCCTGAGACTCGGGCCATTCTTTCCATTTCGGAAAGGAGCCCTCCCACTGTTGCGGTTTCAGGTTTGCCAGTGATCGCTGGAAAGTCCCCAAGCGTGCCAGATTCTTCCCATAGTTTGGCGATTGCTTCCCATCGGTTGACCATCATCAGGCTGCCTTGGGGGCCAGCGTATTCAACCTGAAGTCGCTGATGTTCAAAGCGTATTAGCTTTTCAGCAGCTGCCAAATGTTCAACAATCGGAAGCCATCGCTCCTTGACCCATTTTTGCTCTTTTCTATTTGCCTGTTTTAAGTTGGCAGGCACTTGGGGCCGCTTTGGGTTGGGGGCGGTAACTGGAGGCTCCAGAATGAGCGGCGGCGGCTCAATTGGCGCGGTCGGCTCGGGCCTGGACCTAGAAAGCCACTTGTTAACAGTCATCCAACTACGCTCCAGCACCCTGGCAATCTCTGCCGTATTACTTCCAGCATCCTTAAGCTCCCAGGCTTTGTTGATCAGCTCTGGAGAAGCTGGAGGGTGGCGAAGCCTGCCGTCTTTGGTAATGACTGGCTGAGGCTCTTTAATCACACATGCGTCATTTGACGCATGTGTGATTTTGCCGGCTTTGCGGCGCAGCATTGACTCCGATACCGCAAACTTTTCAGCCGCTGCCCGCTGGCTAATTTTTTCTGTTTCAATAGCAACAAGGGCCATAGCAATCCTTGATTCTGGTGTTGCCGCTTTGACTGCTTCAGTGACGACTGGACAGGTTACGGCGCAGTGATTGATCATGGCGATAAAAGCCCCACCCCTCAACGAGGCGGGGTCGCGAAACGTCTATGGCATGGATCAGGCTTGAATTAGGAGCTGATGACGTTTGGCAATTTCAGCCGCCAAAAGTCGGGCCAGCTTACTGTTCTTTGGCCCGCGTGACTTGTCGGACATTGCTTGCTCTACCAAGGCGGGAAGGGCGGCGCAGGCCGAATCAGCCATTTTGACCAGTACAGCGGTGTCGTCGCTGATGCGCTTACTCAGGCCCTTATTGGCCTTGCGCAGATGACCGTAGGCAGTCACCCCAGCCGCTGAATACTGATCTAGCGTAAGGCCATTCAAGCTTTGCTCAATAGCGCAGAGCTTGATAAAGCCGCCAAAAGCGGTCGCCAAATCGTCAATTTTGGTGATATTTGGGAGAGACTCAACCAGCCCAGTGCGGCTGGTAGTATTCAATCCTTTGGCACCGGCGCGACGTTCGCGAGTTTCTGCGCGAGTCATATTTCGCGACTCGGTGTTGGCTTGCACAATTCGGCGAGCCAGTTCATCGCGAGACTTAAACTTACGAGTGCTGCAGCGAATTTTGACGCTTTCATACCGAGCACCTGGGGCCGCGGCGTGAATGAAAATTTGCAAGGCCAACAGACGATTTCGGCCACTGGTAATCACCGGGCCAACAATTGGATTGAAATGATCATCAATAAACCCAACCTCAATGTCCTCTGTCAGCGGAGCGGGTGACCCACCACCACGGCGGCGAATCATACCGTTTGGCCCAAACAAAATGGAATCAGAAGATTCCGGGCTAATACGCTGCAAGTCGGTTTCGTTTTCGTAGCTGTTGATCAGCTGTTGCAGTGTGTAAGAGCGTTGCTCATCTGCGCTGTCAATCTGAAACTCGTTGCTGAATTGATGATCGCCGCCTTGAATAGCTTTGATCACTGCACGTTTCAGCTTTTCGGGCATCAACTCGGCGGCTTTGGCCTGGATGGGTTCCAGGTCGGCAAAGTTTTCAGGGCGGTAAGGGACGTTGGCAGCGTTGGCCATGGCGGTGTCAATTGTAAGGACGGGACGCCAAGCGGTAGGATCAACCCGTCAGAGACGACCCGGCCGTTTGGCTGGCATTGGCCCTCGGTTGCAGCCGGGGGCTTTTGCTTTGAGCAAACCATAAAGTTCGGAAGTCCGACTTGTCAACAAGATCAGCCAAAAAAGCCGAAAGTACCGGTAAAACGCCTTCCTAGCGTGTAATACACCATAAATCTGTCTATACGTCCCGGCCTAAGCTTCAGACTCTGTAGCCTGAACGTCTACCGTTGCAGCAGCCGCGACACTCCAGATGCGCCCAAACCCCGTACCCGTGCGCCTGACGCCGGCCCAGCTTCAGTGGCTTGAATCCCAGACACAGGGCGGATCCCTGCCCCGCAATGCCGTCATTCGCCTCTGCATTGAGGCTGCAATGAAGCGGGGGGATATTTTGGCGATCGGACAGGCTCAGGGTTCCGACCGGGCAGAGGCTTGATGGAGGGCGCGACGAATCGGCTGTTTCCCAGCAGCAAACGCAACCCCTGCCCGGTTTGCGGTCGAACGAAGGATTCGGACTGCCGGACCAGTGGCGATGGCCTGGAGGTGATCTGTCACCATCCGAAGGATCACCGCCGCGGCGAGGTGGTCACGGGCGCCGATGGGTTGGCCTGGGCATTTACCGGCAACACCAAGGACAGCAGGGCTGGGCATTTCACCCTGGACAAGCCACGCGATGGGGACGCCACGCGCCTACCTAGACGGTCGGTGCAGACCAAGGCAGCAGAGCCCCAGAAGACGAGGTCAGCGCCATTGCCAGATCGGCCCCCAGTCCTGGCACGCATGACGCCACGGGAGCCGGCTGGGAGCCCGTACCGCTACAGCGACACTCAGTTGGTCAAGCGGGTGCCGCTGCCCGATGGCGACAAGGCCTTTTACGGGTTTCACCTCCTGGCCGAGGGCCAATGGGAGAAAGGTGCAGGCCCTGAACTGTGGCCCGTTTTCAACCATGCCGACACCATTGGCGCGGTCGGTTGGATCCTGGAAACCGAGGGCGAAAAATGCGCCGAGATTGCCACCGCTTGCGGTGTGGTGACGATCAGCCAGCCTGGGCACGCGCACACGATCGAGCAGATCACCCCCCGTTACCGGGCGCTGCGTGAGGCCGGCATCGCTGGCCTGATCTACCTCGCCGATCACGATGGTCCAGGCCGGCCAGAGCATCAGCAGGAGGGGCGCCGCAGGGCTGAAAACGCCGCCGAGGCCGCAGCCATGGCGGGCTTGCCGATCATCATTATTCCCGCCATTGACCTATGGCCAGACATCCCCGACGGCGGATCGATTGATGACGCCCCGGACGGCGACGAGATGGCCATCCAGGACATCGCGGAGGCGGCGGTTGAGGTGTTTTGGACGATGGTGGAGCCGGAGCCAGCGTCGCCTCAACCATCCGAACCGCCCAAGGATCAGCAGATTCAAACTTTGCTCGACACCCTTCTAGACCTCAAGCTCGAACCCGCCGATCAGTGGGCGAAAGAGCAGGCCATCAGGGCGGAGCTGTTTACGTTTGGGGTTCGAGGCGATGCTATTGATGACCGCCTGATGGTTGCACTGGCGGCCCGGTGGGGCCTTCCCCTCCAGCAGGGTCACAGCGGTCAACGCCGTGGGCGGCTGATCACTGACCCCATTGATTCACCGGCTGAAGACCTCGTCCCAGGGTTCCTGCTATGGCGTCGGGACCATGTGCTGTTTGGTGCCGGTGGGGCAGGAAAGACCATGGCCGCCGCCGCGATGGGCGCCGCTGTGATCAAGGGGCGGCCATTCCTGGATCAAGAGATCCCGGTGGATGCCGCCAAGCGTGGCCGCGTGTTGTGGATCGGCACTGACGGCGGCGAGGGAGCCCGCGCCATGGTTCTGGAATATCTGGAGGATCTTGGTCTGGACGACGACCAAGAGATCATCGACGGGTTTGAGATCTGGAGCGCCGAGGCCAGTGACGCCATGCCGCCGTGGTGCTGCTCACCTCGGGGTCTTCTGGAGCTTCGCGATGAGCTTGAGGCCGGTGGCTACAGCCTGGTGATTATCGACAGCCTTAAGGCTGTGCTTGAGCTGGCCGGCATCAATTTTGGCATTGGCCCAGTCGGAACCCTGATGAGGTTCATGCAGGCCCTGGTGGGCCGTTATTGCTCGCTGGTGTGGCTGCACCACCCAGCAGGAGGCAAGGCCTCAGGTAAGGGCGTACAGGCCGCTGCAGGGTCTCAGAACATCAATCAGATTCCATCGGGCGTCCATCAGATCACGCGGGTCTCTGGGGACCGTGGGGCCTGCAATGAGTGGTCTGTCCTGAAGCTGCGGGGCAGCCAGTCGAGGGATTTCAAGTACAGGCTGGCTGGTGATGGGTTCGAGGTGACCGACGGGGAGATCACCGGGAACGCCCGCAGCGCCGTTTTGGACTGCCTGGAGATCCACGAGGCCATGGGGCGACCCACGGACACCAGATCGATCCTGGACGACCTCCACAAGTTTACAGAAGCCACGATCCGCAACAACCTTACTTGGCTCAGGAAGCGGAGTCTGATCAAGAAACATGGCAAGGCCTGGAAGCTAACCACGGCTGGCCGAAATGCCGTCAAAGACGAGTTGTAAGGATTTGGTAATCCTCATCTATCTAACTCCTACCTCCCCCCCCCTATTGTTTTTTCCCTTTAAGAGGGAATTCGGGAATTAATCCGTGAGAGTGACTGCGCTGGAAAGGATTTGGAGATCGGCAAATCGGGAATTTCGCGGGAATTTCGCGGGAATTTTTGGGAGGGCCGGAAATTTCTAAATTCCCGATTCCCGATGAAATTCCCGCAGTTTTAATCGTCAGGTGACTTGGTATGACTGAAGTTTGCGGGATTTTTTCCCGCTACCACAGTTTTTAATGACCCCCCCCCCCCCCAAGGTGAAAGTCTGGTTTTTGATTTGCAGTAGCATCACCCCGCTGGGTCGTGACCCCTACCGCAAGGCGGGGCGCGGGGGGCTGGGTAGAGTGGGCCCACCCTGAAACCGCATCGGAGGCCCAGCCGGGTCAGGGGGTCTTGGGTTCGCTCATGGCCCTCTCCTGGCCTGCGCAGCATTCTTGAAGGCCGTATCGGCTCGGACTCAGTCAATCGCCAGCCACGCACGCCTAGTCCTCAGTCAGATCATCGCCGCTGCCCCCTAGCAGCCCCTGCAGGGGCCCTCTGGCCCCTAAGCCTTGTCAACACCCGACCCCACCCCCTAGCCTCGTTCTCAGGCTCGGAACTCCAACCCACGCAGCAGCCAATGACCTTCCAACCCAGCCCCCTTGGCCGCGACATCGGCGGTGGGGTCCGCAGCTACCACAACTCCACCATGCTTGGCCGGTTGGTGGAGTCGTCTCAGGAGACACTGGATTCCGTAGGCGTTGATGACATGTGGCTAACTCGGCTGGCGGAGAACGCCATCACCCATGTCATTGCTGAAATGGAGGTGTTTCAGTTGGGGTCTCCCTTTCCTTTGAGCTTTGACGATGCGATTAGCTTTCTGCGTGCGCGGGCTGCGGGGGTGGGGGAATGAATCAGGACACATTGCAGGAAACCCTGATTGAACGCGGCGGCCGCTACGGCCCGTTTAAGGGCCATGCCGAAGTGACGGTGGCGCTTAAGGAAGTTATATTTGATGAACTATGCGCACGGGGAAAAAAGTTGCCACCAATACAACAGGAAGCTCTAGACATGATCTTCCACAAGATTGGCAGGATTGTTAATGGGGACAACAACTACGATGATTCCTGGCATGATATTGCTGGATATGCTGAGCTGGTTGTTAAAGATTTACAGGGTGTAAGGGTGTGAGTGGTCCAATTCTTGATGAAGTCATTTGCGAGATCTTGAAAACGCCTTTAGAAGTCAACAGCAGCACGCTTGTTGATAAATTTAACCTTAGTCGTAGCATTATTCATGGAATACGCTCAGGTCGAAGTTACAAATCTGTTTGCCCTGAAATTCCCAGATATTCTTCGGCAACATTGAAAGCCGCTTGGCTTGATCGCAATGGCGTTGACGAGGCCACGGTACGGGCAATCCTTGCACACCCCGCTGACGTACTCTCTGCTGATATTGGAGCCGACCTTGGTTTGCCGCCGGCGACGGTAACAGCCATCAGGACTGGCCGCCGACGCGCCAGCATTGCCCAAGACGTTCCCAGGATCTCCCCTGGTGCCTTGCGTCAGGCATTGCGTGACAATCGAGGCACGCCAGAGCCGATAGTGCGGTCCATCCTTACGGCCCCACTAGATGTCAGTTGTACTGAGCTGGCCCGCCGGCACAAAATTGTTAATCATTCAACCGTCACCGACATCAGGACTGGTCGCACCCGTCGCTCCATTTGTCCCGATTTGCCTCGTGTGCCTGCTGCCGTCCTCATGCGCACATGCCAGGACTGCAAGCTGTTTGAAGCCAGCCCACGGCGGTTTGATGATGACGACGGGGTGGATGTCAGGCGGCCGGGTTATTGCACGATTGACATTCCAGAGTGCCTGGAGGGAATCACGTTTGCCCGCAGTTGCTCAGCCTTTCAACCCCGAACCCAGATAGCCTCAGACCATGGCCAACATCTCATTCAACGTCCAGGGGATTAGGCCTGCACCTCAGGGTTCCAAACGCCATGTAGGTGGCGGGCGCATGGTAGAGCAATCAGCAAACCTGAAGCCTTGGCGGGAGGCGGTCAGGCAGGAGGCGTTACGGACTGGGGAGCCTATGGCCATGGGTGCTGTGACACTGGAGCTGGCCTTTCGGTTTGCTAGGCCTAAGGGGCATTACAACGCCAAGGGGGAACTTAAGCAAAGCGCACCTACGCGAGTAATCACAAAGCCTGATCTTGATAAGCTGCAGCGTTCAACCCTTGACGCTTTGACTGGTGTCCTTTTCAAGGATGATTCGCAGGTTTGCCGCATACTTGCGATGAAATGTTATTGCTTAGAGGGTGAGCTTGAAGGGTGCGAGATTGTGGTAGAGGGTGTTGAGGGTGGGGGTGTGGGCTAATGGCAGGAATCACCTTAAAACTTGAAGGCTTAGACCAGCTCCAAAAAATGATTGCCTTTACAAATCCCCAGAATTTCGCCAAGGCTCAACGCGCTGGTTTGACCAAGGCAAGTGGTGCTGTCAAAACTCAAGTGGCTAAGGGTATTGGCGAGCGCTACAACCTGAAAGCATCACGCATCAAGAGCGACATCAGCCGTGCCACCGTTGCACCTGATGGGTCATCGGCAACCATCAGGTTTAGTCGTCGTGCTCCAACTCTTACCCAATTCGGAATGAGGCCTGGAACCAGGGGAGGCCCTCAACCTGGCCTTGGGCGTGGTCGTGGTTGGGGTAAACCCAGCAAGCCTGGCCGATCGCTGTCGGCCATTGTGCTTAGGGCTGATGGTCGCAAGAAGTTCTCTGGGGCCTTTGTCATCACCGGCAAGAGCGGCAATCAGTTGGTAGTCCGCAAGGACAGCCAAGGCAAGCTTCACACCGTTTACGGCCCATCAGTTGGATCGATCTTCCTTGGCAAGGGTCGGCACGCTCAAGAGCTGCAGATGAATACTGCACAACTGATCAATCAAGAATTTGTTAAAGGCTTTCAGAAGAAGCTTGATGATATTGCTCGCGGATATGGCGGCAAGTGAGCTACACCCCCCAGTCTCTGGGTCCTCCCTGGCCTCTGTCTAGTGCCGCTGCCAAGTAG